GGCACCTTCAAGAGATGTCAACTTATCATCAATGCAATAAAAATTTCCAGCGACTTTCAACTTAGAGCCGTCTATCGTAAATTTGCCGTTTTTAATGGACTTAAGAAGTTTGTCAGCTGTGTCAGCTGTCAATGTTTCTGTCTTCCCAATTATCTCATTCAGTCTCATAATTCTGCAAACTTATCTAATCCTGCTCCAATTAATTCCTCTTGACAATCTAATATGTCGCCAAGAGGAAGATATTTATTCATAATTTTTTGTAATTTTTTGTCGTCAAACATGACGTCAGTCAATCCTTTGATTTTTACCAATCCCAGTACGGATGACTTAATTGGATTTTTCTCGAAATTCATGTACCCATGTACTTCCTTAATATATTTGTGGATATTACTAAGAGACGTCAGCTTGTTATTTTGGCAAAAGAAATGTCCGCCGACAGAAGATGGACCGCCCTCAAGAGATGTCAACATGTTCTTATAACAATAGAAAGTTCCACCAACAGAAGATGGAGCGCCTTTGAGAGATGTTAACTCATTATTATGACAAGCGAAATCTTTACCAACAGAAGATGGGGCGTCTTTGAGAGATGTCAACTTATTATCAGCGCAATAGAAATGTCCGCCGACAGAAGATGGGGCACCTTCAAGAGATATCAACTTGTTATCGCTGCAAAAGAAAGATCCACCAACAGAAGATGGAGCACCTTCAAGAGATGTCAAATTGTTATTAAAACAAGAGAAATCTCCAACGACTTTCAACTTAGAGCCGTCTATCGTAAATCTGCCATTTTCAATAGACGCAAGAAGTTCATTAACGGTTGGTATTTTTGTCTTCTCGGACCCGAATATCTCATTTAGTTTCATTTAGTTTCTCCTTTTTCACAAAGTTACCCCAAAGTGGGCTGGTGCTTCGATTATCTTATTTATATTATTTTGGGGGGGAATATTCGAAGTCGTGACGACTTCGAATATTGCTAGAGTTACTTAGGTTCTTCACTCTTTCCTGACATTATTTTCAAAAGTTCGTTTCGATCAGCTATTACGTTCAGATTATTCGTCGTTCCACCGAATGGCACGAATTGTTGCGATTTCCTCTTGCCCTCTTTCACTTTCGCTTGAGTTGCTGCTGCGTCTAGTGCGATCTTCAAATAGTTCGCTGCTACTTCTGCGTTCCTCGCTGCATAGCGTGGCTCGACGATTTCGACCATGTCTGTCTGCGTGTGGAATGCTTCGAGAGCTGCGTCATAAACGGTGTTAATCTTACCATCGATCTTCAGATCTTCCTCGTCATTCTTGTATGGAGCAGGAGCAGGAAGGGCGTTAGGGGTTACCGCCAAGTACGAATCGTCTTCCTCAGAAGAAGTCATAGGATTGAAAGTCGAACCGCTTTCAATGCCGAAAGCTTGCTCTAGTGGATGATCTATTGGTTTTGTTCCCGACATAATTATTTCCTCTTCTTCCCTTTGTTTCTACTCTGTGGATTGGACTTGTAAATCGATGCCTCGGTAATTACCCTGAATGTCATTCCATGGGCTTCAGCGAATGCTTTGGCTGCTTCCCATTTCGCATGATTAATCGCGATCGCTATCTTATCATAGGTAGTAGATTTTTCTGTTAAGTACGTTTCTTTCAAAGGCTTCACTTCGATAATCTCTTGTTTCACGTTTCCATCCTTATCTTTGAACGCGCATATAAAATCTGGAAAATAGTGATGCACTCTGCCGTCTGTCGGTTTAACGTAAGCTATCTTGATAACCTCTGAACCCCAGCGCAGTACAGCATTGGATGAATCGAAAAACTTCATTACAGATATTTCCCACGATGACCTTGCAAAAATTTTTGAAACGTTACCAATATACTTCTGTGGATTCTTTGGAATGAATTTCGCTTTAACGCTGCTCATGATCTGTCTCCAAATTAAAAAACTCAATTAAATTTAAGATGACTTTTTCAGATATTACAACGTTTTCTGAGAGAAACGTGCCGCCATTCTTTGCGATTGATCTTCTTCGGCCCGCTTCTTGTTTCAAACTTAATTCATTGCGTTGATCGATAGTTAGTGAAGCATAATATTTTCCCAAGGAGTTTTCCCATATCTGTTTTTTTATTTCAGATGTAACGTCCGGACGATTCATCCAACCATATTTTTTAGAAAGCTCTTCTTTAGATAGATTTGCATTATTAGCGCGTTTAGTACTCCCTATCTTATCCCGAATGTGTGCGCCTTCGTCTGACGTTTCACGCTTAGTCCAAACGTTCTTCATTGCGTTAGAAATATTTTTTCTATATTCTGGCGAATCAGATTCTTTCCTAAAAATTATGGCGCCACATTTATGGCTTCCGCAGCTTTTATTATATGACATTAAAGTTCCTTCGAATCTCGCGTCAGCACTGCACGATCTGCACTTCTCTTTTTTTCCTCCGAATAACAAGAAGGCGGCTTCTAATGTCACTTTATGGCTCCATTTTAAATGCCTGGCCACACCGTTTCGCCCCTTAAACTGCTCATTACAAATGCTGCATACACCATTATTAAACTCGTTAATATGGAATTCTGGATTCTTCGGGATAAATTTTCCTCTGGCGGCCATAATCGTTACGAAGTTGGTGGCGTGTCAGTTGAAACTACAGTTCCTTTAATGCTAGGAACTGCCGAGGTATTATCCACTATTCTGGGCGGTTCTGGTCTTGCGAATGATTGATTAGTATTTTGAGTAGCAGTGCGTAACGTGTGCTTCGTAACGTCTGAGACAGTCGAGTTCGCCGTCGCACCTAGATAGCCAAGTGGACCAACTATTAATGGATTTCCACCACCCAATGCCCTGACACCCGCTGAAGCGATATTACCTGCTGCTCTAGCGCCGATGTTTATTGCGGCGTCTATAACTGAAGGTGATAAACCGAAGCCGCCAGGACTGGTTGAACTGCCGCCATTAGATGGCGCATAAATTTCCGTTCCTGGGGCGACAGCGTGTGGCCGACCGCTATTCAATGGTGTTGTCTCAACATAGAGTACGTCATACTCAAACGCGATAGAGCCATCTGACGGTTGACCTGTTGAATAATCAGATTCGTCGAGATCGAATCTAGTGATTCGTGGATTGATGAAGGTAAAAACGTTTTCGCGGTAAGTATTGCCGTCTGAAGAAGAATCATGAATAGCGCCGAAGATCTGGTATATTTTTATGGCGCGCAATGGGTTAACGTGTCCACCAGAAAGGACGCCGCGCTGAGCAGAATCAATTCCAGATTTTCTCGCTTGAGGATTCGCGAAATTCATACCGCTAGTTTCAAGAAGCTTAGAACCTTCTAAATTGATTCTGGCTTGTGGCATTAACGCCATTCTATACTCATTGAAGAAGAAGTGTAAAGTGTTTTGAACGTCATCTATCATCGACAGAGTTAGTTCGCCGTGTGTAATACTCTTTAGAACTTTCGTTCTAAAGTTATACATATTGACTTCCTCGTAATTATACGTTACTTTTGGTTTGTTGATGGTTTTTACTACATACTGAAGTGTTAGACCTGATCTATCCAAAAATAAAGTTTGATCATAAGGTGGGTTTGCGAAAAATTGAACCTTGAACAGGAATCTAGATTTTGGAGCATACTTAACAAGGTCAGACGCATACGGAGTAACGTTCCAATAACCGGTTGATGGTGGATGAATTGCCCCTGGCCGGCCAATCACGCCTCTAAGTATCTCGGAGGCTACATTAGAAAGCTGCTGACCCCGGTATTGATCAACGGATGCGCCAAATGCATTGTGAGCCTGCTGTTCTAGTTGAATTCCTGAGCCAGCAAGTAGATTTGTAACATCAACCATAATTTTAGATAACCGAATTTAAATTGTATTCACAAAATAATATTTATACTTTTTATCAATACAGCGTTAATCGAAAAGCTAAAAAGACTCAAGGACCCGAAGGTCCTTGATATCTTTTGTTTTAACTTTCTAGGTTTAAACTAGATTGCCGCCTAATGCTGTACCATAACCTTGACCAGATAGGGTCTGTCTTGCATGGTCGAAACGAATATTTAGAGAGATCATTGCAGCTTCTGATGCGGAGTAATCAAGATCGCCGTAATCTGCTGATTGGATAAAGCAACCTTCAACCAACCACTGTTCGACGACTGATTCGTTACCGTCTAGAAGTTCAAGAATCGTGCCGAACTTATATCCAGAAGCAGTAGGAGTTGCATTTAGCCACTGACCATCGGTTAGGTCGCCGCCGATTAAGCGCTGTTGAGTTTCCAATTGACCCTGAATAACACCCGATGCGAGGCCAGTAATATCGTCTTCAATAGTCAAAGTCATTGGCGAGAACGTATATTTGCCGGCTACATAGGCACGGGCATTATAACGGTTCAATTCAACTTCTTCGAATTCAACTTGTGGACGGGTAACAGTAGTTGCCTGAGCTGTTAGATCTCTACCATTTCCACCTAGTGCTTTGGCGATATTCGTAAAACGAACCTGCCAACGATTCTTTAGTTTTGGGGCAAGGATACCGTTTCCGCTTCCTGGAATACCCATTTGTGTTAACGACGCCATAGTACTTTCTCCTTATGTTTTTGTAGTATTGCACTATTTGTATTTATAATTTTACCAGATTTTTCTGTGATTTTGTGATTGCAGTTAGTTAAATTTTGACACTAATAACGTGCTATGAAGCCCATAAATGTTCACATATTTAGACTCAACCCGCGTTCCACTAACCGAGGTCGGAAACATAATGAAATCATTATCATAAACGTAACGGCCGGCTCCTGGGAGCGATTTAAGAGCCTTGTCGATTATCTGATGGGCCTCATTTTCATTTTTATCCTGTGCCGGTAAGAATAATTTTTCGTATTCTTTCTTGAGAATTTTAGCATTGAGTAAATCGGGCCAATAAACCATGGCAAAGACCTTAACCCCTGGAACATTTGAAATGTTCTTCCACATCGCCATTCCACCTTTAGTTTGAGAACTCCCAGATATCAATATTCCCTTTAACTCAGTGAAGACTAATCCATAAAGAGATAACGCGATTCGTTGGCTCCTGTATTTTTCATCCACAGAAATAGATTCAACCTGATAGTGCGGTGCGGATTTCGACATCTTTTTCAACGCTGGATCAACATAGTGTCCTGATGCTTTTTGGAGAGAAATATATCCTACACAGAGCATTTGCTTAGGATCAAATATTCCTATCCATGCGTCGGCGTAGCCGACGGCGGCGAGGCGACGGCCGAGAATTTTATCTTTTTTATCAGACAGAACTAAATACGTAAAATCAGAATTTCCAGGAAGCGGCTTAGATTTTTGAAGCAGTGGCTTAATATGCACGCCTTCAAGCCAATTCTCAATTTCCTCACTCCCGCCCTTAAATGATTTATCGGATAGCTCATAAATTTCTAATAGTGTTTGAAGTAATTTCATACTGTATGTCTCGAATATCAGTTTAATCTTTCTTATTACTTTAGGTCTACGTCTAGCGGAATTCTGTTCTTGATTGAATAATCCTTGGCCATTTTATGGGCAGTTTTGAAATCTTTGGTCGAGCCGATCTTTTCAAATTTTTGGTTTTTGGATCCCATACTCGAACATCATGATCATTCTTGCCTAGAACGGCAGAAATTTGAACATGCTTCTTATTTGGATCGTTTTGCATTCTAGCATAAATGTCTCTCCTTTAGATTTGGTGTATAAACATATTTATACTAATTTAACATTAACCAAGAAAGAAGTACATAAAACAAAAGAGAACCCGAAGGTTCTCTTTTGTGTTGAGATCGCCTAAATAAATTAAGCAGTGCCCAACTTGGCGCCAGTTGCTAGAACACGAATTGGGATATAAATAAATTCTGCAGCGCGCACCGGTTTCAATGCTACGTCCATGTACAATTCGTTTCTGTCGATACGATCTGGTGTGTTGTTCGAATCGTCTGATAGAGTAACGAAGTCGTACAATCCACGCTTCACGAGAATGTCACCTAGGAAGCCGTCTGCTGCTGCCTTAAGGTTATCACGAGTGATCTGGTCGTTAGGTTCGAAGACGAATGGGAATGCACCTTTACGTAGCGAACGCTTGATGTACATAATCAAACGAACTACGTTGACACGATCAAGAGCTGAAGCCGCTGATGCAGATGTCTTCTGACCCCAGATAAGAATGCCGCGGCCTGGGAAGTAAACGATTGGGTTAATGTTCTTGTAGAACTCGTATAGGTTATCGCGCTGACCCTGGTTAAGGTTGGCTTCGACGAACGTAGTAGGAGTGCCTAGTGATCCAGACACGTAACCGACTCGTGAAACTCCAGTAACCAATCCACGACGTACACCAGCTGGAGCAAACCAGAGTTGGGAAACGT